GAAGAGGGAGCTTCTTTGGTATAGGGGTAGCAGAAAACATGAATGATTCGCAACAAATTATGAATGGTCATGCAAGAATGGCTATAGATAATTTAGCTCTATCTGGCAGCTTAGTATTTGATGTAGATGAAACTGCCCTTGTAGGTGGTCAGTCAATGGAAATATATCCTGGAAAAGTATTTAGGAGACAAGCAGGAGTTCCTGGACAAAGCATTTATGGTATGAAGTTTCCTAATACTTCTACAGAAAACATGATGATGTTTGATAGATTTAGACAGCTTGCAGATGAACAAACAGGAATACCTAGCTACTCTCATGGACAAACAGGTGTTCAAAGTATGACAAGGACAGCCGCAGGTATGTCAATGTTATTAGGTGCTGCTTCTTTAAATATTAAAACTGTTGTAAAGAATTTAGATGATTATCTTTTAAAACCTTTAGGTGAAGCATACTTTCAATGGAATATGCAATTCTTTGAAGGTAAACTGTCTACTAAGGGTGATCTAGAAGTTCAAGCTATGGGTACTAATAGTTTAATGCAGAAAGAAGTTCGTAGTCAAAGACTTACTATGTTCTTACAGACTGCTCAAAACCCTGCTATTGCACCTTTTGTTAAAATGTCTAAGATTGTTAGTGAACTTGCTTACAGTTTAGATTTAGATCCAGATGAAATATTAAATGATCCAGAAGAAGCTGCGATAATGGCACAAATATTAGGAGTACAAAATGTTGGACAAACAGATGGCAATGAAGTTGAGTCCCCTAGTGAACGACAGGGACTTATGGGAAGCCCTGAAGGAACACCTGAACAACCTCAAGAACTTGGAGTTACGGGTACTGGTGGCGGCAACATCGGAACAGGAAATGTACCGCAGCCAGGGGAAAGTGAATTTTCTGGATAACTTATTAATTTTAAAAGAAAAAGTAGCTGAAACTAAAAATAGGAAAGATTAAATGCTTACAAATGAAACTTCAATACAGGAAATGTCTACTGATGATTTTAGACAGCGTTTAATAGAAAGAGTTAAAAGACAAGCTACTGATACAGATGAATCTACTATAAGAGTACAAGAAATTATTAAATCTATTGAACGTCTTCCCGATTCTAGAATCAAAGACTTACAAGAACAAGAGGTATTATCAATGACTAATACACGTATGCAAAGTAATACAGGTGGTCTTTTAGGTGATTTAGATAAAGATGGTAAGTTATCTGGATATGAAGCCAATAGACAAAAAGCTATTGAGGATAACATGAGAGATAAAAAACAAGAAGGTGGATCTATGCTTGTTCCTCCAGAAATGGATACAACTCCTATAGATACTTATCCTAATGTACCACCAGAAGAAATGGCAGAAGTAGAAGCATCACAAGAGCCAGATGAAGTTATGGAAGATAACTATGAAGAATTTGTTTTAGGTGAAGCTATTTCACCTGAAGATAATACTTATTTAATGACTGCACTAAACTCAGATCCAAAATTGCAAGAAATTTTTAGTAAAATTATGGACACTGCTTTTGAGTTTTCAGGGGCAGGTAAAGTTGAAGGACCAGGAACAGGAGTATCAGACTCTATTCCTGCCAGACTATCAGACGGAGAATTTGTAATAACTAAAAAAGCTACAGATCAAATAGGTGCTGATAATTTACAGACAATGATGGATAACGCAGAACGTGCTTATGATGGCGGTCTGCAAGGATATGAATTAGGTGGACTATTAGAAAAGCGTTCTGAAGAAACACTAGATGGACCTCAAACGGAAAAACTAGTGCGTCAAAAGATGATTAATGCTGATAGAATGCCTAGCATAAGGCGATAAGGCTACTTCTTTGAACCCCTTATCATTTTTTAATCTGACAGGCTACCTTATATTAAGCCCCTGAAGGAGAGTGACAATGACACAAGAAAGTGTAGAACCAACACCAAACCCATATAACATGAGAAAAGAATGGCACACGCCTGATATTCCTAGTCATGGAGATGCGAATGGGTTATTTTATTCAACTAAAGAATCACAGGCTACCTCCAACGAAACAGTTGAAGCCCCTGTAGAAACTAAAAGAGCTAGAACTAATTATAAAAAGCGGTATGATGATTTAAAAAAACATTATGATGCTAAACTGGCAGATTTTAAACAGAAAGAACAAGAACTTTTAGCAAAGGCTAATTCAAATAGAGCTTCATATAAGCCACCTAAAAGTATTGAAGATCTTGAACAGTTTAAAACAGAAAACCCTGATTTGTATGCAACGGTTGAATCTGTTGCTCATTTGCAAACACAACAGCAAATGGAAGCGGTTCAACAAAAATTATCAACTTTAGAAGAAAGAGAAAGGATGTTATCTAGGAAAGAAGCTGAAACTTCTTTAGCTCAAAGACATCCAGACTTTGAAGATATTAAAGGCGATGAAAATTTTCATACTTGGGCAAAAATGCAACCAGAACAAATACAGCAGTGGGTTTATCAAAATCCAGATAATGTAGAATTAGCCGCTAAAGCAATAGATCTTTATAAGTTGGAAACAGGTATCTTAACTTCTCAAAAATCAAAGTCACAACCCAGAGGAAATGCAGCAGACTTTGTATCTACTAAAACAACTTCAATAGATACAAAAGAGCCTAGAATCTGGTCTAAACAGGAGATCGCAAAGATGTCTATGCGTGAGTTTGATAAATATGAAGCAGAAATAGATCAAGCTATCATGGAAGGCAGAGTGCGACCTTAATATTAATTTTTAAAGGAGCAATATAATATGGCAGCTAATACTTCAGATAGGTTTTTTGAACCTAGTCCGGATACTAATGCGAACTTTGCTAATTCCGTAGCAGGTCAAACTAACTCATTCTTCATGCCAGAAATCTTTTCCAAGAAGGTACTTAACTTCTTCCGAAAAGCTTCTGTAGCTGAAGCTATCACTAACACAGACTATGCAGGAGAAATTGCAGCTTTTGGAGATTCTGTAAAGATTATCAAAGAGCCAGTAATTACTGTAGATCAGTACGAGCGTGGTCAAGACATTACAGCAACTAAACTTACTGATCAGGAACTAACCTTGATTATAGATAAAGCTAACGCTTTTAAGTTTATTGTTGATGACATTGAAACCAACATGTCTCATGTAAACTTCAAAGAAGTTGCAACCTCTTCAGCCGCATACTCTTTGCGAGATGCTTTTGATCAGGGTGTAATTATAGATATGTTTGCAGGAGTTTCTGCATCATCACCTAATCATATTTTAGGTTCTGATAGTGCTACTGATCTTGCAGCAGGTACTTTTGATGGTACAGGTAACTTGGATATTGGTTTTGCTTCAGGTGAACATGATCCAATAGATGTTCTTTCCAGAATGGCTAGACTTCTTGACGATTCAAATGTACCTGAAGAGGGACGTTGGTTCCTTGCTGATCCACAGTTCTATGAGGTACTAGTACAAAGTTCTTCTAAGCTTTTGTCTGTTGACTTTAATGCAGGACAGGGTTCAATTCGTAATGGATTGGTAAGCTCTGGAAAGCTACGAGGATTTGATATGTATAAGACTAACAATATTGCCGCGACATCTTCTGCCGCAGGTAAAATTATTGCAGGTCATATTTCTTCAACTTGTACTGCTCAGACCATTACTAACACAGAAGTAATTCGTGATCCAAGCAGCTTTGGAGATATTGTACGAGGTCTTCATGTATATGGAGCAAAAGTGCTTCGTCCAGAAGCATTAGTCTCTGCCTTTTATGGTATTGACTAACTAGTAGTAAATTATTCTTCGCATAGATCATGCGTGAAAAGATCACTAATTTTCTATGCGGAGGATTTATTATGGAATGTACATACATATATCGCGGTGTAAAATACACAGTAATTAAAAAAGTAAGGTAATATTTATGCCTCAGTTAGGATCTGACAAAAGCCCTATAATGATTAACTCTAAAAAAAGAGGGAAGTCTTTAGGGCTTTCAGGTAAGTTTTATAACCCTGAAAGAAAACAAAAGTTTGATGAAAATTACGAT